TTATCAAACGAAGCGCGCGCCAACCTGCGACGAAGCTTTGAAGACCTTCATGGCGGAGCAGGGAACTCGCATCGCGTTGCGTTACTTGAGCAGGGGCTGAAATGGGAATCCATCGGCGTTCCCCCAGATGATTCGCAATTCCTGCAAAGCCGCGAATTCCAAGTGATTGAGATTTGCCGCTGGTTTAACTTGCCACCACACAAGCTCAAAGAACTGGCAAAGATGAACTATAACTCTCTTGAGCAAATGAACGTTGAGTTCCTCACGGACACTCTCAGACCTTGGCTTGTTCGTTGGGAACAGCAGTTAAACCGCAAGTTAATCCGCAAGCAAGATCGCGGAAGATTCTTCTTTGAACACGCGGTAGAGGGTATTCTTCGCGGTGATCTACAAAGTAGATACACAAGCTACAGTATTGCTCGCAATTGGGGCTGGCTTTCGGTCAACGAAATCCGCGAGAAGGAAAACTTAAATCCGGTGGATGGCGGCGACACTTACCTGACACCGCAAAACATGGCACCGGCAAACGGACCGGCTCCGGACCCAGCGGCAGCGCAGAGCGCGCAGCAGACTAACAGCGCTGCGGACCCGACTCTAATTCGTTCGGAGATGAGCGCTGAGAAGGAGCAAGCAATTCTCTTGCGGCTTCTGGAAGACGCTGGGAACCGTTTGCAATCCATCGAATGCAATGCGGTTAAGCGGTTCGCAAACAAGCCGAGCGAGTTCTTGGAAAAGATTGGCAAGTTTTGCGACGAACACCGCACCAGAGTTGTTTCCGCTTATGCTCCTGTTCTCGAAGCGTTCAACCGAACGAGCGAACTTGAAGATCATGTTCAACGTCATCTTGACGTATTCAGCAAACTTTGGATTGAGTTCAGCGGAACGGTTACGGCGAGCAAACTTGCGGACGAAGTGGAAGCAAAAATTAATTCTATCCGAGGAGGTTCTATCAATGAGCAATAAACCAATCGAAAAGCGTGTATCCTGCGAGCTACGGCTTTCAGCGGATTCAAAAAAGATTGTCGGCTACGCTGCGGTTTACAATCGCGCATCGGAAGACCTGGGCGGATTCATCGAGTACGTTAAGCCGGGAGCGTTTGACAGGTCTCTGAAAAGTAATCCGGATGTCAGAGCGCTCATTGACCATAATCCAAGTTTGATTTTGGGGAGAACGCTTTCGGGTTCGCTGATACTAGAAAGTGATACTAACGGGTTGAAAGTAACGATCGACCCACCGCCAACTCAGTACGCCGCGGACCTGCTGGCTGTCATGCAGCGCGGGGACGTTTCCCAAATGTCGTTTGCGTTTACTTCCGCAGTCGATGACTGGCGATTGGTAGACGGTCAACGGACGCGCGACTTGCTCGACCTCGACCTTGTCGATGTTTCGGTTGTTACTTACCCAGCTTATCCAGACACTTCGGTTGCAGTTCGGTCGCTTCAAAGGTGGCAAGAAGTTGACCAGGTTGAAGCGCAACGGCGAGCGCGAGCGCTGCGGCTGAGAAGATAAAATTGCGTTACTTTTCTAAGGGTGGGAAATTCTCCCCACTCTTTTTTTTGTTTCCACAACGGCTGTTGACAATCCGTGGTTGTCGATTCTGATAGTAGATAGAACGAGTCGCGTAGTCTTTACGCGCGATCCCGTCCATAAGGGATCGTGCGTCTATAGATACGCTAAGTCAGCATATCCGCATTGATCCTTAAGCAATCTGCTAAAGGATTAAATCAGATGGAAAACATTGAATCATTGCGCGAACTGCGCAACAAGTCTTTGGCACAAGCCAAAGAAATCCACGCCAAAGGCGAAGCCGAGAAGCGCGCGCTTACTCCAGAAGAGCAAGCCGCTTTTGATAACCTGATGGCAGAGGTTGACGATCACGAAGTAAGAATCAGCGCACTCGAAGGAGCTGCACCGCAGACCAACGACATTGCCGACGCGGCTGTTGCTCGTTCCAGCAAGCTTGCAAAAGCTGAGGAAGCCAGCAAGAAAGTTGCTGTCCGCAAGTCAGCGCCGATTGAAGCTCCGGCTTATGTGCGCGACTTCAACGACAAGCAGTCTACCGAAGATAAGAAGCTTGCGCTTCGTGGCTGGCTCGGCTACCACTCAATTGAGGGTATTACCGACCGTCAGCGCGAAGCCGCTCAACGAAGCGGATTGGATTTGCACAACAACAAGCTTTCCTTCCGTCTTGGTGGCAAAGCTCCTCGCAATGTCCAGGAAGCTCGCGCTCAGTCGCTTACCGGTTCCGCCGGTGGCTATACTGTTCCGCAAGGTTTCTTGAACCAGCTTGAGGAATCTTTGCTTGCTTTCGGCGGTATGCGAGAAGTTGCGACCGTTCTGCGAACGGACAGCGGCAACGACTTGCCAATACCAACCGTCAACGACACCGGCAACGTTGGTGCTATCCTTGCCGAAAACAGCCAGGTTGCAGAACAGGACATGACATTTGCTCAAATCACTTTGAAAGCGTACAAGTACTCTTCAAAGCTGGTGCGCGTGTCTGCCGAACTTCTGCAAGATACAGCGATTGATTTGGAATCTTTCATCGGTTCAGCTTTGGGTACAAGGATTGCAAGAATCCTTAATACTCATTTCACAACCGGCGACAATTCCAGCAAGCCGCAGGGCGTTGTGAATGCTGGCACAGGTGTCACTTGTGCTTCCGCATCTGCAATCACTTACGGCGAATTGCTGGACCTCCAACACAGCGTTGACCCAAGCTATCGTGCCAATGCTCGTTTCATGATGCACGACAGCACTTTGAAAGCAATTCGCAAGCTGGTGGATGACCAGAATCGGCCAATCTTCCAAGCAGACATCACCGGAGCTTCTCCTGGTACTTTGCTAGGTATGCCGATCGTTATCAACCAGGACATTGCAACGATTGCAACTGGTGCCAAGGCTATCGTGTGCGGCGATTTTAGCAAGTATATCATTCGCGACGTAACCGATTTTACGCTGTTGCGTCTCGAAGAGAGATACGCTGACTATCACCAGGTCGGCTTCGTCGGGTTCTCCCGTCACGATGGCCGCATCTTGGACGCTGGCACCGATCCTCTCAAGGTTTTGGTGATGGGCTAATGAGAGTTAAATTCCTTACTTCGGTTGCTGGTTTAAACTTTTGTTACGACTGTAACCTAGTTTACGACTTGCCAGCAATCGAAGCCGAGGGAGCGATTCAACGCGGTTGGGCGGTCTCTGCGGAGACTGCTCAACCAGTTGCTCCCGAGAAAAAACAAATTGAAAAAGCAATTTCCAAACGTGCGAAGGAGCGCCGCTGATGCTGAAAGTTACGGTTGCACCGACAGCGGAACCAATCACGCTCCAAGAATGCAAGCTTCATTGCCGCATCGACTCGCTCGAGGAAGATGATCTGGTCAACAGCTTGATTAGCGCCGCGCGCCAGTTGATTGAAACGCAAGCCGGAATCCGATTGGTAACGCAAACAATCCAAGATGACCGCGAAGAGTTTCCGGAAGATGGAATTATTTATCTTGAAGGGCCAGTTCAATCGGTAACCGAAATTGAATATCTGGACGAAGATGGCAATTGGGAAACGCTTGACCTTAATTTGGTAGACATCGACACAACCAGCAATCCGGCGCGGATCATGCCGACGGTCGATGAATCTTGGCCGGCAATATACGGCGGACTCGGTTGCGTGTCCATCACTTACGTTGCTGGCTTTGGCGCTCCGAGCGCAGTTCCAGCGATTTTAAAACAAGCCATCAAGCTTCTTGTTGCACATTGGTATTCAGTACGCGAAACGGTAAACGTCGGAAACATTGTTAACGAAGTCCCTTACACGGTTGACGCAATCGTTGGGATGTTTAAGCGTGGAGTTATCCGGTGATAAAAGCAAGCGACTTAACTCAGCGCGTATCACTCCAGCGCAACGCCGGAACAGCGGTGGACGCGTATGGCCAGCCAAGCAATACCTGGGGAACTTACGCAACCGTCTGGGCTTCGGTGCGTCCTCTTTCCGGGCGTGAACAGGAAATCGGAGCAGCGCGCGGAGCGTTGATCTCGCATCGTGTTCGCTTGCGCTACCGTTCTGGCGTGGAACACGGAGACCGCATTTACCTCGGCGGAAGAATCTTGGAAATCATCAGCGTTCGCAACATCGACGAAGCGAAGATCGAACTTGAAATCGACGCAGTCGAGAGGAGCGCGTAAATGCCGAGCGTTGATATCAAGGTTGATTTATCAAGCTTGAAGAATCTTATTGAAGAAATCAAAAAGATTGAAAACAAGGTACGCAACAAAGCAGTCAGAACAGCGCTCAACAAGGGCGCTAAGATTTTCGTTAAAGCCGCCAGGAATAAAGCCAAGGAACCGCCAAGGATTCAACCTCGCGGTAAGAACGGAAAAATCATCCGCAAAAAGATGATTAAACTTAGCAAGACTTTAAGCAAAAGCATTGATGTACGCGTGAAACAATTTAGAACAACGGGCAACGCTTACGCAATCATCGGTCCAAAGAGACGCGCTGGGAGAACTGTAAAAGGAGAAATGAAAGTTCCTTCAAAATATGCTCACCTCGTTGAGTTCGGAACCGCACCGCATCCGATTGGTAAAGGTTCAATAACCAGCGAAGCGTTAATAAA